AATTCTCTTTCACAATTATCTCAATTGATGGGAGAGCAAACCGGAGTTGGAAAGGCATTGGCCGTTGCATCAACAACCATTTCAACAATCACATCGGCACAAAAGGCATATGAATCGGCACAATCGTTGCCATTTGGATTGGGTGCAATAATTGGGCCGATCAATGCCGGTATTGCCATTGCAACCGGTATTGCCAATGTGAAAAAAATATTGTCCGTAAAAGTGCCAAATACAACCGGTGGATCCGGTGGTGGATCAATGCCATCCAATTCGGCAACATCACAACCACAACCACCATTGCCACCACAACAAGGATCAACATTGATGAATCAAGATCAAGTCAATGCCATGGGCAATGTAACGGCAAGAGCATATGTGGTTGAATCCGATGTCACCGGATCACAAGAAAGAATCGAAAGATTGAATCGAGCATCAAAAATAAATTAACACAATAAAAAATATCAATTATGAGTTTACCAATTTATGAGTTGAGAATATCCGAAAACATGGATGATGAATCACAAGTATCGGCAATTGCATTGGTGGATGAACCGGCCATCAAACGGAAGTTTGAAATATTCAATGAACAATTCATCAATCCAAACAAAGGTGAGAATGAAAAGGATTTCATCGATCGTTGTATCAAGTATGTTATCAATGAAGGAAAAGATAATGAACAAGCATTTGCCATATGTAATTCTTTGTGGAATGAACATTTTGTTGAAGATTCATATGATGATTATCCGGAACAAGTGAAAGAGAATGCAAGGATTGCATTGAGATGGGTGGAGAAAAATGGATGGGGTGAATGTGGTGAGGCAACCGGAAAAAAAAGAGCAAATGATCTTGCAAACGGAAGGCCGATCAGCCGAGAAACGATTGCAAGAATGAGTGCATTTGAAAGGCATCGGCAAAATTCACAAAAGGAATTAGGTGATGGATGTGGCCGATTGATGTGGTTGGCATGGGGTGGTGATGCCGGAGTGGAATGGGCATCAAGAAAATTGAAACAAATTGATCAAAAGAAATCATCGTTTTCAAAACACAATTTTCAAATTGTAAATGAAGATGAGCATATTGTCACCGGATGTTTGATGGAATCGGATTTGCTAATTTACCGGAACAATGAAACCATGGGTGAACATTATGTGAAATTTTCATCGGAAACGATCAAGGCCATTGCCATAAAATTTGCCAAACAAAAATTCCAAAACAATGTGAATTTGATGCATGATCCGGCACAATCGGTGAAAGGTGTAACAATGTTTGAATCTTGGTTGGTTGACAAAAAAAGAGGTGTGCAACCGATGAAAGGATTTGAGGATGTTGCCGATGGATCATGGTTTGGATCATTTTATGTTGAGAATCCGGAAGTGTGGCAACAATTGAAAGATGGTACATTCCAAGGATTTTCGGTTGAAGGTTTGTTTGATTACACACAACCAATATCATCCGAAGAAAATGCATTGAAAACAATTTCCAAGTTGTTAAACGATATTATTGAAGATTAGTTCCATTATACAATATGAATGCAAAAGAAATTATCGAAAAATTGAGAATCACATTCAATGAGTTGGTAAAGAATGCCGAGGTGCCACAAGCACCAACAACACCATCGGCAATTCCACCGGCATCACCGGAAACACCGGAAATGAATGTTCCAATTAAGGCCAAATTGAAAGATGGCACCGAAATCGAAATCACCGAATTGCAAGTTGGTGGAATTGTTACAATTCAAGGAACACCGGCACCAATTGGTGAGCATGAAATGGAAGATGGAACAATCATTGTTGTTGGTGATAATGGTGCCATAATGGAAATCAAAATGGCCGATGGATCAACACCACCAATGGTTGAGGATATGGGTGCCAAGTTTTCAGCATTTGAAACATCAACAAAAGAAAAATTCAATTCCTATGAAACCAAATTTGCCGATTATGAGGCCAAGTTTGCGACATATGAAGAAAGATTGAATAAAGCAACCAAGGTGATCGAAGGTTTGTTGAATTTAACACAAACATTGGCCGAAACACCAACCGGAACACCGGATGCATCAATCAAAACAAACAATAATTTCAAACAAGAAAAAAAGGAAATGTCGTACGACATCCTTTTCTCATAATTTTTCAAAAAAATAAAATCCAAATAAAATGAGTTTAAGTTTAGGAACATTAAGTGCATACACAAACCAATTGGTTAAACCATTGTTGACATCGGCCGTATTCGATGGCAAAACACAAACCATGATCAAGGAAAATGGTATTGTGATTCCACAAGCAAAATCAGTTGTGGCAATTCCATTGATCGATACGGATGCAATTTTCCAAGCCGATTCATGCAATTATGATCCAAGTGGAACAACATCGTTCACACAAAGAACAATTTCGGTTGGCCGAGTGAAGATCGAGGAAACCATATGTCCGAAGGATTTGGAATTATATTTCACACAAATGGCTCTCAAAGCCGGATCGACATATACCGATTTCGGAAATGCTGAATTCCAACAAATGTATTTAGCAAAAAAGAATGCAAGAATTGCATCACAATTGGAAACGGCAATGTGGCAAGGTGATACAACATCCGGAAACACAAATTTGAAACAATTTGATGGTTTGATGAAGTTGATCAATGCCGGTTCACCGGTTGATGCAAATGTGAGTGGATACACCGGAGTTGCAACCATTGCAACCATCACACAATCAAATGTGATTTCAGCAACCGAAGGTATTTTCAAAGCAATTCCGGTTGCCGTATTGGCAAAAGGTGATGTGAAAATTTTCGTTGGAAATGATTGGTATCGTTTGTTGATCATGGCATATCGTGCATTGAATCTCTTTGCATACAATCCACAAGATGCAAATGCCGGATCGTTCATTTTACCGGCAACAAATGTTGAGATCGTTTCAACAAATGGTTTGAATGGAACCGGAGATGCATATGCAATTAGTATGGGCAATATGGCAATGGCCGTTGATTTGGTTGATGAACCACAATCATACAAAATGTGGTATTCCGAAGATACCAATCAAGTGAGGTTCCGTTGTTCCTTCAAATTGGGGTGCAATGTAGCATTTACAAATGAATGTGTGAAGTTCATAAGTGCAATATAATCAATGAGTTAAGTGAATAATGAAAGAAAGGTGGTGCATCAATCACCACCTTTTTTTTGCTTTGAATAGTGAAAACATATAATTCTCAATTTTAATATAAAATAAAAATAATAAGTTATGCCAAGTTGTGCAATTACGGCCGGATATGCAATTGATTGCCGAGATTCGGTTGGTGGTGTTGAAACCATATATTTGATCGAAAATTCGGCATTGTATGATGCATCCGGAGTATCAAGAGTGATTGATTCATCCGGAACAATTACGGCCATCACAAAGAATACCGGAAAAAGATTTTGGGAATTCCAAGTTCCAAGAGGTGTGGCATCAACAAGCAATACCATCACATCAAGCCAAGAGAATGGTACAATATATTACACACACCAAGTTTCTTTCCCAATCAATCAAAGAAACGCAACCATCCGAAATATCGTTGCAACATTGGCCAAAAATCGTTGCACATTTGTTGCAAAAGAAGGTGATGGCACATACAAAATGTTTGGCCGAGGTTTTGGATTGACATTGGAAACCGGAGAGGCCGGAAGTGGTGTTGCATTGGGTGATCGTAATGGTTATGTACTTACCTTTTCATCAATGGAATCCGAAGATTTCTTGGTATTACCGGCAAATCTTGTTCCATCCTTAATTGTTGCCGGTGCATAATTAAGATATTGAAATTGTTTTCAGCATGAAACCACCAACCAATTCGTTGGTGGTTTTTTTGATTAAAGAGATATCATGATCAATTTAACAAAAGGAAATACAAATACCATTATTGTAACTTTGAAAGAGAAAACACCATTGGTGATTTCTTATTTTAAGTTTATATTTACACACCGGATCACACAAAATGTGGTGAATGTATGGTTGACAAATACAAGCACAACCGATCGATATCAAAGATTTTCAATTGTTACCAATACATATTTTGAAAATGAGGATTGTGGAATGTATTCATATGATGTTTATGGTTGTGCAACCATTGGTGGAACACCAAACACACCATCATTGGAAACCGGATACATGTATTTGCATCCATCGGCCGAATTTGAACCGACAAAATACAATGAACAATCAAATAATTTTGTGACATACAATGGATAATCAATACCGACATATTGTTTTGCAATTTGATCAAGCACAACAACCGAAGTTCAAAGAGATAAAAAACAAAAATTTTGTAGAATTTGGAGAAAAAAATGATTATCCAAATTATCTTTTGAGTTTGTATAATGAATCACCAAAACATGGTGCCATTGTAAAATCAAAGGCAAATTATGTGTACGGAAAAGGTTTCGAAAATGAAGGTGTTGCCAATGCATCCGGAGAAACATGGAACAACATTTTGAAAAGATGCATCAAGGATGATGAATTGTATCGTGGATATTATTTGCAAGTTATTTGGAACCGAGCAAAGCAAATATCGGATGTGTATCATATTGAGTTTGCCAAGGTGAGAGTGAGTAAAGATTTGAAATGTTTTTATGTGAAAAATGATTGGAATGATTTCCGAGAAAAACCGAGAGAATATGAGGCATTCAATATCAACAATCCATATGGTTCACAAATCCTTTATTACAAAGAATACAATCCATCGAGTGATGTATATCCATTGCCGAGTTACATGCAAGGATTGAATTACATTTGTTCGGATATATCAGTATCGAGGCATATTTTAGGAAATGCAAATCAAGGTTTTGTTGGTTCCACATTGATCAATCTCAATTCCGGTGATCCATTATCGGAAGAACACCGAGGTGAAGTTGAACAAGGTTTGTTGAAAAA